ACGCTGAACTAGAACAACTAAAACTCCAAAAAGAGACTGCATTGGAGGATACACAAAAAGCAATTGACGACGCTCAGCTATCAAAGTTAAGTGAAAAAGAACGTGCTACTAGAAAGGGTGAATCCTGGGTGTCTGTATTAGATACCAAAGTAAATCCTGATAACATTCGCAATGGGTTTTTTGAACTGGATTGGAATGAGCTTTTTGTTAAAGAGCTTATACTAAACGGCTATGGTACAGACGCCGATCCAGAAGAAGAAATAGTTGACCGTTGGTTTAGAGAAATAGTATATAACATGTTTGCTGATGAAGGACTTGACACAACTCGTGGGTCAGGCTATATTAACGTAGTCCCCATTAGTAAAGGCAAATCTGAGGTATCATGAACACGTACATTTTAATTGACACTATGAATACATTCTTCCGTGCTAGACACAGCACAAGGGGTGACATCGATATGAAAGTGGGCATGGCCCTGCACGTCACCCTTAACAGCATTAGAAAAGCATGGAAGGATTTTAATGGTAGTCATGTAGTTTTCTTACTGGACGGTCGTAGCTGGCGTAAAGATTTTTACGCACCGTACAAGCGTAATAGGCAGGAAACAAGGTCTGCAATGAAGCCTGCAGAGATTGAAGAAGACAAAGTGTTTTGGGAAGTATATGACGAGCTCTTGGCATTTGTAAAAGATAAAACAAATTGCACATTACTTAAACATCCAAACTTGGAAGCAGATGACTTGATTGCTGGATGGGTGCAGAATCACCCCAACGACAATCATATTATTATCAGCACCGATGGCGACTTTGCACAACTAATTGCACCCAATGTAAAACAATACAATGGGGTATCCAATGTTACTACTACTCATGAAGGATACTTTGATGCAAAGGGCAAACGAGTTGTTGATACTAAAACAAAAGAGATAAAGCCTGCACCTGAGCCGCAATGGTTGCTGTTTGAGAAATGTATGCGTGGTGACACAAGTGACAATGTGTTTAGTGCATACCCTGGTGTTAGAACCAAAGGCAGCAAAAACAAGGTGGGATTGCAAGAAGCATTTGAAGATCGTAAAACCCGCGGCTTTTCTTGGAATAACATGATGCTGCAACGCTGGGTAGACCACGAGGGCGTTGAACATCGTGTAATGGATGACTATCAACGCAATGTTACATTGTGTGACTTAACTGCACAGCCAGATAATATTCGTAAACTTATTACTGAAACTATTGAATCTGTTGAGCCCAAGGATGTGCAGCAAGTTGGTATCAAACTTATCAAGTTCTGTGCAAAATGGAATCTTGTAAAAATTGGCGAGCAAGTTGAAGAATATGCCGCCCCACTTAATGGGAGATATAAAAGTGTCATTTAAAGCTAAACCCGTTCTAGAAGGTAAATTTTGGATAGTGGAAAATAACGGAATTAAGGTTGGAACACTATCAAAGGAAACTGACGGTTTTGTTCTTACACAAAACGGCAAAGTAAGTGTTTACGACGATAAAACACAACTTAGCAGCACGTTTGGTAAAGAATTTCTTATTGCAAAGATATCCAAACCAGAAGAGGCAGCTGACAAGTCAGTAAATGGCTTCCCAACAAAAGTTTCTCCATACAATGAAATGTATGATATAAAGCGCAAACTTCCGTTGTTTACAAAAAGTGAACATAGTAAAAGTGTATACTGCGCTGGATACTACCTTATAAAATTCAACGTAACATGGCTCAAGAGCTTTTGTCCAAAGCTGTCAACTCTTGAGCAAAACGAGTTTAAGGGCCCTTACAAGTCAGAAATTGAAATGAAAGGTATGTTAAAACTTTGTCAGTAATACCACCGCTTAACACAATACCAGTGCAGCAGTTTATAAATCAGGTAAAATCAGCCGAGGCAAGTAAACAACGTGAAGTTAGACTAGACATAGATACTGCAAAACAACTTGCACTAACACTGGGTATAGTTATGAGCCGCCTTACATCAGATATGGAATCGATTATAGACAAAATACTATCTGAAAAGAAAGACGACTCAGAAGTTATAACGGTTAAGCTAGATGGTGGATTGGGCTGGTAATAGATAAATATATGCGTACATAATATTAGGAGTATGCGTAATGTCTAGACCAAAACCAAAGATATTGCTTGAATACATAGACAAGGCATCGTACAAAAGCGAACAAGTTTTAGATGCTGAAGCTATATGGGCAGTGTTTTATCAAAGTAAACCCTTTAATTTGAAAAATTCAAATGCTATAACAAATCACCCAGGCCCAAAGTATAAGAAAACAAGTTTTAGTAATCCAGGTCATGCGCATAACTTAGCAAAGAAATTAAATAAGATGTTTAAAACAGATCAATTTCAAGTATATAGGCTAACCACCGGAGACGTGGAAAAGGAATGAATAATAAAGAAGTATATACCAAAATCTTTTTAAAAGAACAAGGTATGAGTACTTCGGACGAAAACGTTCGTGGCGCCATGATACTATGGTGGCAGAACACTAGACAGAAATCTGTAGGAGGGCTTAGGTTAACTAAAGAAGGTTACGAAGCCCTCCTTAAGACTGAAATAGAACACTGGGACATACCCTACCCCAAAGAGATGGCTATAACTCCACAAGTTATAGTATTCCTGGATCAATTTATAGATTGTCCATATTTTTTATCCAATAGAAGTATAATAGTAACAGGTGAGCGCAAGGCCGTAGAACTAAGTCTCTTCAGTGGAGACGTCAGAAAATACGGATTGGTTAAGGCGATGACTAGATCAAAAAAGTTAAAAGATTTAGAAAAAAAATAGAAAATAGCGTTGACAACGTGTAACGCAACAGCTATAGTAACAACATACAAAACAACCCGTCCATAAGGAGAAACTAAATGGATACTGCAAACCGTACTGTAACTGCTAAGACTGCTAAGAAAAGCATTCGTCATGCGATGCTTAAGAAACGCCCGATCTTCCTTTGGGGCCCTCCGGGCATTGGTAAGTCGGACATTGTTCACCAGATTGGTGAAGACCTTAACGCTCACGTTATTGACGTTCGTTTGTCTTTGTGGGAACCCACTGACATCAAGGGTATTCCGTACTTTGATAGCAACGACAGCAAAATGGTTTGGGCTCCGCCTGTTGAATTGCCTGATGCGGCATTTGCTGCAAAACACGAGAACATTATCCTGTTCTTGGACGAAATGAACTCTGCTGCACCCAGTGTGCAAGCCGCTGCTTATCAGCTTATCCTTAACCGCAAGGTTGGTACTTATACGCTGCCCGATAACGTGTTTATCGTTGCTGCTGGTAACCGTGAAGCCGACAAAGGTGTTACTTACCGTATGCCTGCTCCGCTTGCTAACCGCTTTATCCACTTGGAGATGCGTGTTGACTTTGACAACTGGTTTGACTGGGCTACTATGAACCGTGTCCACAAGGACGTTGTTGGTTTCTTGACGTTCAGCAAGAAAGATCTTTACGACTTTGACCCTAAGAGCGCAAGCCGCTCGTTTGCTACACCGCGTAGTTGGTCGTTTGTGAGCGAATTGCTCGAAGACGATCTGGACGACGGTACTACTACCGACCTTGTGGCTGGTGCCATTGGCGAGGGCCTTGCAGTTAAGTTTATGGCCCACCGCAAGGTTGCCAGCTCGATGCCTGATCCTACAGACATCCTGTCTGGCAAGGTTAAAGAGCTCAAGAGCAAAGAAGTTAGTGCTATGTACTCGCTTACTGTGTCCTTGTGCTACGAACTAAAAGAAGCTGAAGATCGCAAAGATAAGTTGTTTGACACCAAGGTGAATAACTTCTTCCGCTTTGCAATGGACAACTTCGACACTGAGATGGTTGTTATGGGCATTGTGTTGGCACTTACCAAGTATCAACTGAGCATTGACCCTGATGCAGTTGAATGCTTTGACGAGTTCCATAACCGTTACGGCAAATACATCAAGAACGCCCGCGCTGCGTAATAAAAGGGGGCGCAAGCCCCCTTTTCTTGTTGACCCGTGTAGGCTAGTTTGCTAGATTACACATACACAATAATTGGAGACATGACATGGCTAAGAAACCCAAATACAAACCTAAAGAGATCAGCAAAGCAGAGCTCGAAAAAATGCGAGCTGACGTTTACGAACGTGTTGTTACTGCACGTATCGGCTTGCTGCTAAAGCATCCGTTTTTCGGAAACATGGCAACTCGTCTCCGTGTTCAAGAATGCGACGATTGGTGCGATACTGCGGCAACTGACGGTCGGCATCTTTACTACAATACACAGTTCTTCAATGCAATGAGCAATAAAGAAATTGAATTTGTTATTGCACACGAAATTCTGCATTGTGTGTTTGATCACTTAACTCGTCGTGCAGATCGTGATCCCAAGCTGTATAACATTGCTGCTGACTACATTGTAAATAACATGCTGGTGCGTGATCGCATTGGTAGTAAGCCCACAATCGTTGATTGTTTCCAGGACGCTAAATATGAAAAATGGACTTCTGAAGAAGTCTATGACGACCTGTTTAAAAATGCAAAGAAGATCAACATTGACGAACTAGGCGATTTGCTGGATGAGCACATTGACTGGGGTGACGATGGTGATGAAGAAGGTGAAGGCAAGGGCAAGGGTGAAGCCAAGGATGGCAAGGGCCGCCCAAGATACAGCAAAGAAGAACTGCAACAAATCCGTGACGAGATCAAGGAAGCTATGATCCAAGCTGCACAAGCAGCCGGTGCTGGCAACACTCCTGCTGGTGTGAATCGCCTGATCCAAGAACTTACTGAGCCCAAGATGAACTGGCGGCAACTGCTGCGTCAGCAAATCCAAAGCACTATCCGCAGCGACTACACGTTTAGTCGTCCCAACCGCAAAGGTTGGCACATGGGTGCAGTATTGCCTGGTATGAACTTTGCTGAAACTATTGATATCTGTGTTGCAATTGATATGAGTGGTTCTATTAGTAATGCACAAGGTAGCGACTTCCTTAGTGAGATTAAAGGCATTATGGAAGAGTTTAAGGATTACAAGATCAAGATCTGGTGCTTTGATACTAAAGTTTACAATACACAAGACTTTAGTGCAGATGGTGGAACTGACATTTCCGAATACCAGGTAGTGGGTGGCGGTGGTACTGACTTTGATGTTAACTGGACATACATGAAAGAAGATGGCATTGCTCCCAAGAAGTTTATCATGTTTACTGACGGCTATCCGTTTGGTAGCTGGGGTGATGAAGCATATTGCGACACTGTGTTTATTATCCATAGCAATCGTGACAAAAACTTGCAGGCTCCGTTTGGTATGACTGCACACTATGACATGACAGCATAATGATAAATGGATAAAAAACTAAAAGTAAATCCGTTAAACGTATTTGGAATGAGGCGGGTAACTTTTTGCCCGCCTCATTTCGAGTCTACTACAATAGCGTTGACCTATAATATGTCCAGGGCTCTTGAGACCTGGATTGAGGATAACACCCGCGGTCGTTATTTTATTGGTACACGATTAGAGTCAAATATATTTGACGGTAGTAAGTCTCGTGTTAAATACTCTACGGTTGTTTCATTTGAGGCAAGCAAAGATTTAAGTTATTTCTTGCTAGCCTGTCCACATTTGAAATACTAATCATTTATTACAACTATATATTTTATACAAGGAGTTAAAATATGGCTGAACAAGCGAATACCAATGATCTTAATATTCAAGATCTTGCTACTATGAAAGCAATTATTGATCTGGCAAGTGAACGTAATGCGTTTAAGCCAGGTGAAATGGCTGCTGTTGGAATTGTTTACAATAAACTAGATGCATTTTTGAAAAGTGTAGAAGAACAGCAAAAGGCTGCTAAGGCTGCTGCTGATGCAAAGGCTGCTGCTGACGCAGAAGCAGCTGGTCAGGATGCCGATAATGGCTAATATAAAGCATGTTGGACGACTAAAGGCTAACAGAAGACGAGTTATAGTTGCATATCGCACGTTACCAAATGACCCATATAATTCATTGGTAATTTTTACCGATTCATTACCTGCTGATGAACACGATTCACTTATTAAACTAGTCGAGTCACCTGCTGGACAGGAAGCATACGAACTTGCAGAAGCAATGGCTAGAGTTAGGTTACCAGATGGACGTGTTATGTTGTCTGGGTTTCACCAAACTGGCAGGTTGTTTAAAATGGCAACAAAAGATGTTGAAATGACCCCCAGCATAAATGCAAGCGTTGGGTTAGATGAACTTAACGTAATTATTGCACAACAACGTGGCGTTGCTCTTGAAGATTTGTCATTACAATCTAGCGACAGAGAAGCGCAGAAGGCTGTACCTGCTGATGCAGTACAAGCTATGGCGGCAGTAACAGAGCTGCCCGCAGAGCCTCTTAGCGATGCAGACAAAGCAAAGCAATTGCGTACCCTTGCCACTGAGTTGCATAGACAAGCGCAGTCCTTGCGCGACGAAGCTGAAGCCCTTGTTCCTACGAAAAAACCTGTTAAGGCATAAATACTTATATATAGGAACCAAATCAGTTGAAAAAACAAAAGGTTGAACCAGAAAAGAATCTTGACACTAAGTGGGAAGATATTTTAGAAGAAATTGATCTAAAATATCTTCCCATTGAATATGTTAAGACAATAATTATAACATTTGAAGATAAAACTATTTGGGAAATAAACCTTGTAGATAGCAGAAAAACTCAAACTGATGAAAAGATTGAAGAGATGCTAGATGATCTTTTTGACGAGTATGACGGCGATATTACTGATTTAAATTTTCAACTTGATTTACAAAAAATAAAACGCTACCTATCAAAGCGTGTGGGCTACTTTTTAAAACACAATAAATAATTTTGACATTCTTTTGGATATATTGGATAAATATATGTAACAATATATCCAGGAGAATTTTTTATGTCATTTAGATTAAGACGCGGCACTGATGCTCAAAGACAGTCAGTTATTTTTACAGAAGGTGAACTTGTATACACTACTGATTCAAAAGAACTGTACGTGGGTGATGGTACTACACTTGGTGGCATTAGGATCACCGGTGCAGTAGAAGAGTCACCAATTGCACTTACTCGAGACCTAGAATTAAACGGATTTGACATAACCGGCAGTGGTGACGTAAACATAACTGGCGCTATAATAGCAAATTCATTTTTTGGTAATGG